AGACACTGCCTGCTCCACCCCATATGTTTGTGCTACCCATATCTGATACCTAGACATACCTAGAAGTCTAAATAAGTTTTCATAAAATATATCATCAAGGTGAATAGGCTTTCCTCTTATCCAGTCCTTTATAGCATCGGCAGTTCCGTTGCAAACAACAAAGGCAGTGGCTATTGTAGCCAACCTACCCCATGCCCTTGCTTTGTTCCCTGCCTTAAGATCATCCCAAAATTGGTTTCTATATACATCCAACTGCTTGATTGTAAATGTCTTTAATTGATATAACATCCTTCCGTTTGGACTGTCAAGGTACTTCTGTGGTACCTCACTCTTGCTTGCAGGTTGAAACTCCATCAGTGTCCAGAATGCTAGGAACTTAACATTCTCTGTAATCTTTCCGTCTTTTAGATCCTGTATAACCTGTGGTGCTTCATCTTCAAATATCTCGGTAAGAGTTTCCATTTGTCTTTTGGTTAACTTATCTGTCTTGGCTTTCTTCTGAAAGTTTTCAATGGTAGCATTCATCAGTGTTTCTTTTCCAGCTTGATCGACCTTATCAAGACCTATTGCTTTAAACACTCTGTTGACCCACTTACCGAAACCTTTAGGATCTTGCATTTCTTCTGCAACATGCTCTACCCCAACATCCTCTCTGGTAATTCGTTTAAGGTTAATCTTAGGCAGAGCACTGGCAAATGCCTTCCCTAGTGCCTTTGGGGTCTGTAGTGGAGCATTTACAATCGACCAAGCCACATCACCGATCTGTGTAACTGCACTTGTAAATTGTCCCATCGTCATTATATAGGTTGCATCTCTTACTGTTCTAAGAAAATCTTTCATAGGAGTTTTATTAAACCTTGCATTTAGAATAGTAACAACCTCTCTCTCTTGGGTTTTGTTAATTAAGCCTTCTTCAACCATTCCTGCTACAAACTTTCCTATTGAATCACCCAAGTCCTCACCCTTGCCAAAAAACTTTTTAGATGCAATACCTTCGTTCATACTATCAACATACCCTATCAAGGATTCAACAGGACTTGAATAAAATTGCAGTAGATCTTCAGATACATTCTCTATTTCTCTTCCTTTAATATTTCTTGGGGTTGACTTAGATTTAAATCCATGACCAGCTATAACAGAGTTTGCAATGGAAATTTTTTCTTCATCTGTAAGTTTCCTACCAAGAGACTTTTCTTTTTTCTTTTGAGCCTCTTCAATAATTGTTTTAGAATCAGGATCAACACCACCAAGATAGTTCATCATTCCTTCGTAGTCAGTAACAAGTCTAGGGAAGTAGTTTTCTATTTGGTTTATATCGTAACCAACCGACAGTGCATCATTGTAGAATTTTTCAAGAAGTTTTTGAACAGATACATACTCAGAGTTCATATCATATTTATCTAACATCTCCTGTATACTTTCTTCGTATCCGTTGTACAAGGCAAGAGTTAAAATCTTTTTATCTTCCTCGTTCATTTTTTCAAACTTATTTAAGAATGGTACTATAGTCTTTCTGTCTGCATTCACCTTAACACCGAGATCAAACTCAAACTTCCTAAGTATAACCCTTAGCTTAGGATGTATTCTTTTAAGTCTTGTTGATATAGGGATTAATGCTTCTGTATAAAAACTTGGATCTTTTGTTTTAAGCACCTTGCCCTTTCCTGTTAACAGCTTATTAGGTAGCTTTCCTTTTTTAAGCTGGAACGAAGGCATAGGCTTGCCACCCTCTTCTCTTAAGGTTTTGGTTATCTTCATTGCCTTAGATGAAAATGTTGAAGGCAACTCTGAACCTCCCTCATCATAATCAATAGCATCTGGATCTTTAAATGATGCAATCTCTATATCCTCTACCTTTGTTCCTGTAAACTTTTTGCCTAGCTTGTTCATCTTGTTGGGGATTGCATTGTCATACAAAGCCTTGTGCATATATCCACCAACCTCTAAATCTTTTCCTGATATAATATGACTCTTGCTTGTTTGTTGAAATTTTTCATAAAATCTATTTCCAGTTCTATCGACCCCAAAACTTTCATCTGTAACAAGAGATGTGTTACCTGAGAACATAGTGTTGACAAGGTTCTTGATCTTCAGTCCCTCGTTTTCAGAGGCATGAAGGTTATAGCTGGAAAAGTATTCGTCTCGTTTTTTTGTATAGTACTCAGCAGGAAGAACTTCTTCTGTTCCTTTTATAATTTTTTCACCTAAGTCTTTTCCAAATGCCCTAATAACTTCACCAGCAGTTAACCTAGAGAAGTCTAGCTTGTTCCTGTGTCCTATTCCTTGTATTTCTATTTTTCGTGCACTTTTATCTAGTACTTCTGCATTGTAATATTCCAATCTGTTATCTATATATTTATTGACAACTACATGCTCAAATACTTGTCTTGCACTGTACAGGTCTGCCGATGTTTTTCCATCAGTTACAGCAACATAGTCGTAGTCTTGATCTACAGCCTTTCTTATCATTCTCTTTAGTGCAAGACCTATGTAGTCATAACCCTCATAAGGCATAGGTGGAGTTTTTATGGCTGTCTCTGCTTGGTAGTTCTTGTGGTCACTATCTGCTTTATTTGTTATATTTTTTTGACTTTCTAGTTGTTTTGTTTTGTATTCAAAGTCAGCTAAAAGTTGAGGGTCTATAAAGATGTCTTCGTTTGTTTTTATTAAAGCAAGTAAGTCTGTCATGTCGTCTTTAACAAAATCATGGTTTACATTTTCAATTCCACTTTCTTCAGCTACCTCTACCCCTGCTAAAAAATTGTCCACTTTTCTTCTTACAAAATCATTCCCAACCGGCACCAGAAGGTTTTCAGCAAATTCTTTTAAGTTTTTTAGTCCCCACTCTGCATATAATTTTGTTTCTTCAAAGAGGTTAGTCCATTGTTTTCTTCTTTTATAAAAAAGTTTATTGAGCTTTTCGTAGTCTCTTTTTTCTGATGGGGTTTTTAGATCTGTTGCCCAGTCACTTTGTAGTTCATCTATATATAAAACTTTCTTTCCATCTGGAGTGTATCTGGTAGTGTGTCTAACAAACACAGCTATATTTTTATCTTCAAAATGATGTGGAGGACTTTCATAGTAATCTTGTCCTAGCATATCTTCTTTTGTTTTATAATCAGTAGTGTCTGGAGCTCTTAATAACTGTTCCATTTCTTTCTTTGTTCCAAAACTAATCATCATCTCTTTTCCACCTAGAACAGCAAAAAGTCCGTACTGATCTTCGTAAGGCTTAACAATGTACTCTACCTCACCTCTAGGTGTTAGTGAGGGAAGGGTTATTATGTGCTCTGTATAGTCCTCGTGGTAGGCAGGCTCTGTACCACCTTCTTTTATTTTCCTTACTAAGCTATCGTGCTTTGTTTTTGCATTTATAATAAGACCAAGCTCTCTGGCTTGCTGTTCTTGATATATTGTTTTTGCCTTTATTTCAGCCTCTATCTCTGTACCTTGTGAGCTGGTTATAGCTTCGTCTGACCAGACTCTATAGGGTTCACTGGCTCTCTTTATATCACCAGTCTTTGTGTTTTGAATATAGGACTCTATTATTATTGGAGCATTTGGATCGTTTGTATGTATAACACTGGCAATTACAAACTGCCAGTTTGGAGCCTCTTCAGGGAATGGTTGGTTTAGTGCTTCTAGTCTGTTAAGCTCCTTAGTATCTTTCCCTTCTGGACTATAAAAAAGATCAATTTCATCTATCAGTGTGTCTGAAGTAAGTTTACCTATAGTTTCTTTTAGCTCAGGAGTCCACTCCCTTGCATAGTCTTCTCCATAATTAATTTTTTGAGGTTTATACTCTTCAACCCCCTCTAGCTTTCCACCACGAACACTTTCTTCTAGTGCTATTCTCTCAAGGTCAAGTGTATTTACCAGTTCGTTTTTGTTAACCTTGTCGTTGGGGTTTTTACTTTCAAGCATATCATCTACAAAAGACCACTTAAACTCTGTCTTGCTTACACCTAGTATTGATTGAAGATCTTTCCACTTTAGAGGCTGTCCCTTTGCTGTTCGTAGGTTCCCATCGGAATCAACATCAAAACCATCAATGCTTTTCTTTATCTTTGACTCCCACAGTGGAACCGACTCTACTCTTGGTTTTCTAAGTTGGAAGGACTTTTGTCGAAGTTTAGAGACTTGGTCAATGCTTTTTGTCCTATTCTGAAGAACTCTTTCCTCAGCATCCCTTTGTTCTTCATATCCTCTAAGATCCCCAAGATCGTTGGATGTGGTAAATTCGTTAAATTTTTCTTGTCTGACATCTGATGCCTCCCTGAATGATATAGCCGGATCTACCTGTGCACCTTCGTTTTGATATAAATCTTTTTCGTAGTACCACAGCAGAGCCTGTACCTGAGTGTTCGACCACTCCATTCCTGTTTCTTTTGTTAGTTGTTCAGAGATATTATCTAATACCTCGATCATTGTATTTCTTTCTGATTTGTTTCTAGGTGTTTCTACTACCTTTTCCTTTCCTGATTTTTTATCTATAATTGTTGGGGTTCCCATCCACCTGTTCCAAGTACGAGACCACCATAGGTCTAAGGTAGGAATGTCCGATACTCCGTTCATGTTTAAAAAGAATGCACCTATCTTTGGACCAAGCTGTTCTGCTCCGTAGTGTGTTTCATTTGCAGTCATAAACCCAGCCAGTGAGGGGTTGCCCTTTTCGTTAAGTTTATAACCACTTTTAAGGTGAGCTCTTCCTGTTCTTGTTTCAAGTAGGTACTGCATAGCACCCTCAAGACCTAGATCGTTAATCAACCTTTCAATCATCTGTGCATTGCCAGTAACAGCCTTGTACAACTTTCCACCAGCCATCCTATCTCTTCCGTCCCACCCTCTTCCTACAAGACCATAAATAGTTTTAGGTTTTTTAGTCACTGAGTCTATAATCTCGTTCTCTCTTATAGGCATCTTTCCTGTTCTAAAGTACTCCCTTACTATATCTACAGCCATGTCGTAGTTAGGTTGAACCTTTGTACCTTGAGAAGTTATGGCTAGCATAAGAAGTGCAAATGTTTTATTTTCTTCTGACTGAAGGACTTCAGGGACTTCAATAGCCATCTGTTCTAAAGCATAGTCAACTCCATCGTACCACTGTCTTACACCATCTACATCCTTACCCTCGTCTAGGTACTTTAAAGATTCTCTAAAGCCTTTTAAATTCCCCCTGTTCTTCATTTTCTTAATTTCTTCTTTAGGTGTTTTAATTGTAGGTGGGTTAATGATTGAGTTGTTCTTTAGCTTCTTGGCTACCTGTAGTACAGACTTCTGCATCGAAGTCCCTGAGCTTGTGGGGGTTGAGGGTTTTTTTAGTTGGAAGGATCTGTCTAAAATATCGTTTTGTTTTACTTCTTGACCTTTAGGATAGTATCCCCACTCCTCCAGTGAGTTCATATCCCATAGTACATCTTTAGCTTTTACTTTAAATTTATGTACAGGGGTTTTAAAGTACATTGAGTGGTCTTTTGCATAGGTCTTAGAAAGGGTTATCCAGTCTCCTGCATTTAATTCTTTTTTTGGTCCTGCCCTATAAACTGTTACCTCTGCATCTGGGTTTCCTTTTATAGATTTTAAATAGTTTATTGCCTCTACGGTTTCTTGATAAACTTTCTTTTGTTCTCCCGTATTTATAGAGCCTATATAGTATCTAGGTGTATCATATACATCATCTGGAATTTTATTACCTTCAAGTAGATTATGTGCAGGTGGTCCTTCTCGTGAAGGTCTATGACTACCCATATAGCTTAGTTGGTATGACTTAGGAGTTCCTATTCCTTTTTCTTTACTAATTTCTATATCTTGAGCTTGGGTTACCTTCTTTACTTTAAACTGTCCTGCCTCTTCGTACATCTTGACTACATCTGGTGATATATCTGATATACCTAGTAGGTTTTGAAAGTACTCCATAACCTTTCTGTATACCTTTCTTAGTGCAGAGTCTTCGTATAGGTTTTGGTTTGCAAAGTAGTTCATACCATCTTTTTCAAAGAACTCCTGTGAGCTTAGTGAGTTGTTCTCGTAGTCATAGTTTTCATCTACAAAGCCATTCTCCATAAGCCTAAGATAAAGTCTTTCTTTTAGCTCTGGGTTGCTGTGTATAGAGTTATAATACTCTTGGAACAAAAATGACTCTTGGTCGTTCAAGGCTCTGTGGTACCATCCGTACATTTCCTCAACAACGGTAGAAACATCTGCACCTTGGTTGAGTTTCATAAGAACCTTTGTACTTCCCTCTATTAAATCTTGGAAGTTCTCTGTAGAACCAGTAGCAAATATATTTTCTGCATCTTGCTCTGTCATTCCCTCTCCTGCAAGGAACTCTACATACTTATCTCTTCCTACCTCGTTCCACTCTTCATCTGTATATACCTCATCATTTTTTTCTAGCTCTGCTCTAAAGTAGTCTTGTGTTAGGTTAACAGCCTTCTCTGTTAGATCTATAGCACCAGACTCCTCTATTATGTCTGGGTTCCTTATAGCCATATCTGCTAGGAAGTCAAGTGTAAACTCATCGTACTTACCTGAATCTCTAGCTACTTGAATCTGCTTTCCTATCTCTGTTGTCTCTAAGAACTTGTCTCTTTTTTGTTTTCTTCTGTAAGCTCTTTCGGCAGGATCCATCTTGTACTCTGTAGCCACCCTCATCCCTGACCCAGCCACAAATGGAAGAATTAATGCTTTTGCTGTTTCTTTTGATACTTCTATATGGGTATCAATTCTATCTGCTAAACTTTTATATTCTATATCTGTACTTCTAAGATGGTTGCTTGTGGTCACTCCAATATCTTGTGCTAAGTCCATAATTAACTCTTGAGAGTTTTCTTGACCTATCTCTTTTAACCAATCTTTAGTTCCTTCTAATCCTCTTTTTTTAACTAAATTAACAAAGCCAGATTTTGTTATTGAATCGAGTATCATAGCCTTAACATATTTACTTTGCAGTTGTGTACTAACAAGCTCTGTAAGAGCATATGGCATTGCTCCAAGTAAAGATGTTGAAAGGGATATATCGTGATCTACACCCTCTGCCCTAAGCCTAAGATAAAGCTCTTGGGTTCCTTGCCTTCTCCAATACTCTGTCGACCCTGATCCAAACCCAACAACAGCTCCTGTACCTCCAGTAGCTAAAGTTCCGGGACCTGTTATTGCACCAGCTACTGTGCCTGCCATCCAACCTTGAACACCCCAGTTAAGACCATTGATTACTGCATTTTTCATATCTGGAATAATATTTACCGTTGAATGTAAAAGTTTTTCAAAAATACCATCTGTATCATCTGTAAACGAAATTTGTTTTCCGTTGTTGATATAATCCTGAACCATCTTCTCTCTAGCTTCAACATCATCACTTAGTATTATATTATAATTTTCTTGAGACTGGAGAGCTTCGTTGTTTTTTATGTTGTAATTTTTCTTTATCTCTTTCCACCATCCTTCATCTTTAAGTTGTGAATTTGATAAATGTTTAAGTTGGTCGTGGTTAAGTATATTTCTCTCATATCTGTTCCACTGCATAGGTATATAAGACTCGTTTGTAAGATCGTATATTTCATATCCTTGTTCTTCAAACTGTTTAGCTTTCTTTAAACTTTCCATCTGGTCGTCTTTTATTGCCTCTGCTTGTTCTTGTGTAATAGAAGGGTCTTCTATCCAAGATTGATCGTAATTAAAAGTAAGAGACTCTACTGCCTCTTTAAATATACTTTCATCCTCTACAGGTGCTGTATCATCAGCAAGGGTTCCGTCTTCCATTCTGTCTATGGTCTTGTCTTTTTTAACTAAACCAAGAGTTCTACCATCAACTTCAATAGTTTTTGAAAAGTTCATGGTTCTAGGATCTTTTTGTGATTCAATGGGGACAGGCTCGTGGTTCAACCATCTGCCATAAACAGGATCAGATACAGGAGCAGGAACACCTGCCGGTCTGTCCTTATTTATTGTGTTAGGATTTTTTCTGCTATAGAAACGACCATCCTCACCCTTGACTATAACATTGCCTCTAAGTTCTTCCTCTAAAACTGTTTTATCCCAAGTCTCGTGGTTTCTTCCTTTTAGAACCATTCCAGTGTTAGGATCTAAACTTCCCCAGTGCTGATCCTCTCCGGGTCTTCCACCTGACTTTAAGGCAGTGCTGTAGTCGTATCCTTCAGACTCTGGATCAAATTGTGGAACCAATTCGTTTGTCCATTCTTGGTATGCATTGTTATAATCTTCTTCTTGTAGGTTGGGGTTAACTAAGCTGTCAAAGGCTTTTTTTCTTTTATCATCATCCTGCATATCAGAAAGCCAGTCCCAGTAATCAGGAAGATCATACTCTTTCTGAAGGTTCTTATAAAGCTGTTCACTCATTAGTATAATTTAGGCTTTTTATTGGTTAGCTTGTCCAACTTAAATTGAATATTTGTAGAGTCTTTTTCTCCTAATTTAATCTTATCTTCATACTCTTTAATAACTTTTTTATTATGTTCTATATCTTCAGGTTTTGCCTTTCCAAAACCAAGAAAGCCTTTATCTTTCAGTTTCTTTAAATCAGCTTTCCAGTCCTTAAGTAGTGATCTATTTTCATCTAGTTCTTTCTTTAGCTTGTCCATGCTCTTCCTAACTTTTAGCTTTTGCTGAGATACCAAGGATGAATCTCTCTGTGCAATAAAGCTGTCCTTGTATGGACCAAAATATTCTGTGTATTCTTTCTTGTTGTGGGGTAGGTAGTCCTGCTTGTTTATTCTTATCTGAGACTTCTCCCAGTCCTTCAAGCCTTTATACATTGACCTAGACTTCTTCTTAGCCTTCCTTATACCTTCTTTCTCTCTAGCAAGCATAAGCTCACCAAGTGATTTATACCTCTTTATTCCCATATTGCCCTTATTTTGTTTTTGTATTGTATCGTTTCCCTTTCCATGAAAACTCTTGAGCTCCTTGACTTTTATAATAATCAAATGCTTCACCGAAACTTCCAAACTGTGGTTCTTGATTAAAGTCCTCTCCGAAATCTGTATATGATTTAGTTGATGGATCCCAATATACACCTTGTATGTCTTGACCTCCTATCTGTGCTTGGGTTAACTGAGGTTGCTTCATGCCTGCATATTGACCTGCTAAACTAGCTCCCATACCTATAACATCACCTATCATACCTGATTTTAAACCAGCCTGTTGCTGTGCTATGCCTCTAAGTTTTTCTTCTCTTGATAGTCTAGCCTGATCCAACCTGCCTTGAGCCTGTCTTCTGTACTCAGCATTTTGTATAGCCATTCTTTCGGAAGTCTGTGAAATTTGACCCATAGTAGTTCTGGATGCTCTCTTCCTAAGCTCATCTGCAATGATAGAGTTTTCAAGACCCTGTTGTATAGCAGTTCCTGTTGCTCTTTGTTGCATAAACTGACCCTGCTGTCTGATAGGTGATAAGGCTTGGTTCAACTTCTGCTGATACATAGGGTCACCTTTTCTAGCCTCACTCTCCATCCTCTTGAAGTATTCCTTCTCGTACTTGCCCATTTGTTTTTGTTTTTCAAGAGCTTTAATTTGTTCGTTCTTACCGTATATAGATCCAAGACCTTGGATTACTGTTGGTACTGCCATCCACCACATCTTATATCTCTCCTTTAATTTCGTGTATTAATTCTTTATCTCTTTGTTGTTCCATTGTTCTTGCTATGCTGTTCTCCCAGTACCCCATAAACTTATCGTGCATACCTGAGTCTGTTTTTGCATATGCAACTGCAATAGCATAGTCACACAAGTCTCTGTGATACTGATCTGATATTATTGGAGAAGGATCTGGATTTTGATCTTGTATATCATCAACAGTTCCGTAGTAGGATATTCTTATTGTTCCTGACGATGTTTTGTAGTCAAGGTGAAAGTTGCTGTTTCTTATAAAATAACCTGTCGGTGTTCCTGTTCCTATAGATCCATCACCGTCATATGAAACTTGATCTTCCTCTACAGGATATAACTTATCACCATCATGCTGTGCAAATATTATTTGTTTGTAGTTTTTAGGCAAAGGATATGACTCTGATCCATCACAGGATATAGTCTCTATGGATTCATAAAGATTACACCTACGAGTAATCTCTAGCTCTGCCTCTTTTAAAAGTTCTATTAACATTTGCTTCCGTTCATCAACGAACAACAAACATCTATCTGCTAATTTATCAAATGTCATGCATTCTCCAATGTTGTAACCCTTTCTTTGAGGGATATTATATCTTGGTTTAATTTGTTTATAAGAGCTTGTAATCTGACAACTGCCTTGTCAACTACTACACTCTCTGGCTTTACACTAATTCTACTCAAACTCTACCTCCAATCTTCTAATCTCTACATCATCTGTAGAATAACCAGTAGTCATTCTTATCATAAACTGCCTTCCCCTAACACCGGGTGCACACCTGTACCAATCCTGACCTAAAGTATCTGCTGGGATTGTTAAGGTTCTAATAATCGTAGAGTCATCTCCATCTACATAGAACCTAACTGTGATATCATCAGATGATTTATATTTTAAATTTAATCTTCTAACATGGATTCTTTTCCCTAAATCAGGACCAGATATCCATCCAGTTCTTCTATCCATAAGGGTTGATTCTGTTGCTGTTCCCTCTTGGGTTCTCATCCGTCTATAATTATCAGATTGGAAGTCACCTATCTGATAAACCTTAAGATCTTCATCTATAGTAATAATTTTTGGTCTATTATAAGTATAAAAATGGTGCTGATAAGACCATCTTTCTTTTGGAAAAACTGATAAATCTAAACAATAAGGGAGCTTGCTAGTTCCTATATTGTAAAGAAATAATTTATTCTTCTTTGGATCGTAAGAGGTTTTAATTCCATCGTATGCCACCACACTTGCATCTGCATAGTTTTGATAGAGATCCTTTATTGCCCTTGTCATTGGTTGAGCCTGAAAGTTTGCATCTAAGAAGTAAAGATGATCCTTGCCTGCAAAGAATACTCCAGCCTCCCACTTTGTAATACTCTCAGGAGAAATACATCCTATATTCTCCTCCGACTCACTAAGAGACCACCCTGTTGGATCTACCGAAGGAATAGACAGCCTGTATATACCTCGTTCCATAAACACAACCAAGTCACCAAGTAGATTTTCAAGTCCAACGATAGCTCCTCCTTGTGAGTCTGCTATCTGTATGTAGTTTGTAATAGGCAGGTTATCTGGTTGGTTAAGCTCTGAATAAATAACCCAATTTTCATGAGTTTCAATTTCTTCACCATTTGTAATCTCAACATTTGCTACAAAGTTTCTTCCATTGATAAACTTTGAATATGAATATTTAGTTTGTGTACTAACCTCTTCAAAGGGATGTTGAGTTCCATTTGCCTCACCTTTATCAAAGTATGTTAAAACTTGATTGTTATTATTATCTTTTTGCCATAAATAATTTCTGTTTATAATTAATTTTCTAGGTGTTGAAATTCTTTCTAAGTTATAAGGGAATGTATCGTCATCTCCAACTTTTATAGCTCTCTGGCTGTTTGCTTTTATATATCCATATTCATCGTTCTGCAAACCTCCTGAACCTTTTTGGTATATAAACCCTTTATGTGAATCAAAGGATCCAAGCCTCAAGGAGTCAGAAAATATAACATCCTTACCTGCATAACCCCTAGATGCAGTTTTATCTGCTTTTCTGTAAAACTGTTGAGGACCAACAAAACATACACCTGTACCAGTCCCTATTGCTATTGTTCCAATAAAGTAAAGTTTAGTTAGAGTAGTATTTTCAGTTGCTACCCATTCAAGCTCAAACTTATGCCATTCGTGATGATTATAAGAAGAACTATGAAGATCAGCATCTGTATCAAAATGATCTCTAACTGTTCCATCTGGGAATGTTTCTCTTAGAACTGTTGTACCCTCTATTGTATCACTTCCAATGTGAAAGTATAATATACCTGATGGAAATTGTAACAAAAGCCTACCCCTATCTGCACCATCTCCTGCAGGGAATTTATGCCAACCTTCATAATGGTATGTTGCACCCTCTACTATGTCAAGTGGATTACCGTTTAAATCTTGCATCGTTCCATTTGTTTTCCAACCTTCGTATGTTCCATCCGGACTAATAACAATTCTATGATTTCTATCAATCCCTTGAAATATATCTGGAAGTCCAGATGTATATGTATCAACACTACCTCCGGGGTTATTTGCATAATAAGGCTCAAGGTATCCGTGTGAATTACTGTTCATAGTATGAGGACCTTGATTACTCCAAACCCAGTGATTTACATCTTCTGCTATTTGGTAGTTAGATTCATAAGGGATACTTCTTTTATTCCAACATAAAGGACCTTCAAAACATAAAGGGTAGTTAACTTGTGCTAAATGAGTACTTACAGCATCACCTACATTTATATTGTTGTATGCAACCCAATCCCTGAATTTATCTTCAATAGTAATTGAATTGTCTGTGTTGGCTACTATTTTAGCTGAAAATCCTTGACATATAATATATTTGCCTACCAATTCATTTTCAGTATAAACCTCTCCATCTACAAATATTTTTGTAGCATCGTAGTATGCATCATCAACTGTAGTAATCTGAGGATCTTCTGCCTTTGTAGATACAGGAATTATCTTAGAATATGGACCGTTAACATTGGTTGATCTGTATAGGTTTAACCCTGTAACTCTAGGGTTCCAATTACTCAGGCTTGACCCCGGATCTATAAACACTTTAATTTTTGGTATTCTGTTGTCGAGACTGCTTAATGAAGTATCCTCAAGGAGACCAGATAAATTTGTTTCTTGGACTCCATCAAATATTAAAGAATACTTATAGTAGTAGGTTGTTGCTAAATTTAAACTTCCTACACCTGTTTCGTGAAACCAATGATTCTCAGTTGATGGATCTGAAATCTCTAAATTTGTTCCTTCTATATAGTTTTTTATTATATCTCTTGGTCTTGCTGTGTCAATATAAAATCCGGGGATATTTGACATTTCTTCTGATGTCCAAAAAAACTTTCTATCTATATAAGTCCACAATCTTGGTTCATTTGTTCTTCCAAGTACGAACCTTATCTGACTGTTAAAGTCCTTGATGTCTACTCTGTAGTTGTCGTTTGAGTAATCAGTTTCGGAAAGAGGAATATCTGTAGTGGATGAATTATAAGAGCTTGCTGTTCTTTCGTTTATTATAGTCCAAGAGGTTCCATTGGTAGAATACCAAAAAGAAATATAGAACTCATTGGAGCCGTAACTTTTTTTATGTACATAGGTTGCCACCCATACATACTTAGATGTTAGGTTGGGGTTGTAGAACCTTTTTACTGATTTCAGCCAAACCATGTCGTTGGTAAACCACCAAGAATAACTACCTGTTGACCTGTCTAAACCTTCTGGATGTATATTAACCCCTGTAGTAAATCCGTTCCTTTTGTATAAAATACCTGACTTATCAAACTCAACATTTGATAGAGCTGTGCAGGCATTTGCACCTACTTCATCTGGGTCGACCTGAGTTACAAGTCCACCATCTAAAGGAATCTTAATTACCATCTACCTTCCTTTTGTTCCGATCCCTTCAGGACCATCTATAGCATATCTATCGTTTAGGGTTTTAATCATTGCAAGGGCATTGTTATAAGAAAGCTGTGCCCTGTCTGGCTTTGCATCCATTCTCCATAGCTGTGACTCAGCAAAGTCTAGTACAATCTCTTGAAGTGCTGGGTTAAGCTCACACTCATCAGCCATAGTTTCAGAAGTAAAGTCAGTTGGAGACTGAAGATATGTAACTTGAATAGTATTACAAGATGAAGGTCTAACAAAAACAACCTCACGGTAAACCCAAGCAACTGGGTTTGATGTGGTTCCATCTAAGTAACTATTTTCAAGCCTCTTAAAATCTCCAGACTCAATCATAGTACACCACTTGCCATTTGTAACATCTTTAACACCAGTTATTCCACCTCTAATTGGAGATCCACCTGTAAATAAGTTAGCAAAAATTTGGTATTTTGAATTAAACAAGGGATAGCCTTCGGCTACTTGCAAATTAACGGTATCGGTTGCTCCTTCTAGCTCTGTTAAATATCCGTTGTGTAACATATTAACTACTGATTTCTGTGCTAGATTAATAGCATCTCTTTTAGCTGATTCTGTGAATATACTCTCTGCTGGATCCTCGAGTCGTAGACCCAAGTTCGAGCTTAACTCTGTACCTGTCATTCTTTATCTCCTTCCATTTGGGTTAACACCTCGATAGCTCCTAGAGCCTTCAGCTTCATATTCCTGTGGTACTTCTCTTGTTTTTCGTGCTGTTCAAACTGAACCTTCAAGTTCTCAAGTACCTCTTTTACATCTGGCTTTGCCATCTTATCGGCTTCTTTTTTATAGTCTGTTTTAACTGGTTTCATATTATCCTTAACTGTTGTTGATTACTAAGAAGTGAATCTTAACTGCTGTAGCTGAAGATGCCTGAGCCGAGTCTGTATTGGCTACAGTAATCTTAAAGCTACCACCTGCTATTGTGTGTGTTGCACATACGAGCTGTGTATTATCAACAGTGTTCTCATCCTGCATAGACAATAGAATCACTGAGTCAGCCTGAACCGTAGAGTTGGTTACTGTGAACTCAATGTTCTCATCAGCCGATATAGCTGTTGCATGCATCGTTATAATTCCACTGGTTGTGTTTAGGGTCACACCTGTTGTTATGCTTGTGCCCTGTGTCACAGTGCCACTTCCTGAGTGAATAATTCCATGATCTCCTGCTGTCACTACTAGGTTACCATCTGTTAGTGCAAGGTTTCCTGCTGACACTGTAACTTCACCATCTGGCTCTAGTATAATGTCATCATCTGCACCTATTACTAAGTCCTCTGTAGCATCTGTGTTTGCATAGATGTAGGTGTCGGTTGAATCAAAGTATATCTTTTTGTTCTCAGCTACCGTTATATGGTCATTTAAGGTTGTTGTACCTGTAACTACCAAACTACTTGAAAGTGTCGTTGCATCTGATATTGTTATAGTTCCAGACTCTCCAGTTGCTATGGTCATATTGGAGCTATCTGCTACCGTTATAGTTGCAAATGAATCTGCATCGTATGATAGTTTCAACTGAGTAGTTGTGCTTAAAACTTCCAATGTAGTGTCTGGATCTGCTACCCCTACACCTAGCTTACCATCTGCCGACAGTGTCATCTTCACAGCATTGTCGTTATCACTTGCTCCTGCTGAGGTTAAGAACTGCATATCGGTTGGTATTCTGTTTGTAGTGATTGAGCCAGTGCCTGCATCGTTTACCTCGAACCTAATACCTGCACCTAGTGTTGCATAGTCTGTTCCATCGTGTCCAAAAGCCTTGATCCATCCAAGATATGCACCATCGTCTACTGCTGTAGGTGATGCCTTGGTTCCGTCTGACTTGGAAAATAATAATATAGGTGAGTGTGCCTCTGTATCACTGTGGCAGTCTACAGATACCGTTGCATCTGCACCGTCCTCATCTACTGTTAAGAGGTAAGAAGGTGCTCCTCCTATACCTAGTTTTGTTGTGGTTAACCAGAGAGGTGATACCGTTCCGTCACCGTCTAGTACATTTTTTGCAGAGCCTGTGAGTCCACTGTCTATATTGAGGATGTCACCTACACCTGCTGATATTGTTTTTGTATTTAAAGCCATTTAATACTCCTCTAAATTGCTGTGCAGTTTAATGTTATTGTGTATGTGTTACTCCCCAATGTCATAGTAGGAGATGTAATTTTGTATTGCTTTATATTTTTAAAGTATGCTCTTCCTGCCTCTGTTGAGTTCATTGTTAAACTAGAATCACCAAAGGTTACTCCGTTTAGGTTAACTACCCCAGATGATAGTCCAGATACACTTGTATCATCGTCAAAGGTAATAGCTAGTGCAGTAGAGCTTGAGCCACCAGTAACAGCTACGGTTGGAACCATATGCTGTTCACTAAATAAATTTTTAAGTGCCCACTTTATATCAGGTGTTGCTGTACCACCAAAAGAAGGTGGATGTTCAGATGTTAGTTTAAATTCGTTGGGGTCTAGGTCTATAGTTATAGACTTTGTTGTGTCTTGGTTAACATTGTTCTCGTCCTCTATCCTTAGCACTACATCTTGAGCACCTAGGTTCTGATTGTTGAGCTCCTTGCCAGCCTCCCACTCTACCCTTTCCTTCTTCCAAACATCTCTAAATTTAATTCTTTTAACAGCCTGAGATGCCTTGCTTACACCACCGTATCTGATGTGTGCATCTATGTAGTTACTATCAGAGGTATCCCAGTCAGCTCCCTTGACCTCGAAGTCAAAGAAAACCTTACCGTTTCTTTTGTCAAACCCACCCCTTATGTTTTGGATCTGAACATTTCCAGTGTTTTTATATTCGTAATTAAATGCCATTTATCTTCCTACGGTTTGCATTGCTTTTTTATGAGCCTCTGTAAAAGTAGCTCCGTTGCTTATTAGGTTAACCATTTCCTGTATATGATTCTTTGTGTGGTGCTTAGAGTGCTCAATCATAGCCTTTTGCTCTCTCGAGCTTAGAGGTGAAAGATCAACACCCTTTGATAATATTTTTCTTAGTTTACTTTGTTTGCTCATATTTTCCTTTATTATAGGGAGGCAGTTGCCCACCTCCCCATAAGATCAATCAGTTATGATTAAGTAGGACCTCCTACAAGTACTCCTTGCATCCTTGGGTTTGTGCAAACAACTTGTCCCATCCAGAATAATCTAGCTTGGATTTTGTCCATTTGCTCAAGAGCTTTAAAGTCCTCAAACTGGAAATTTCTTTGAGAGTGAACCTTAAAGTCAAGGTAGTTAGTGTTTAAGAAGTACATCTGTCCAGCAGGTACATGAGAGTCTACTACTACTGAGGCACCCTTGAACTGCAAAGACTGGAATCCAGCATCTGCCATTTCTGAGTTACCTGTAAATCTCTTGTTTGCCTGAAGAGCAGATTCATATGCATCGTACACAGCCTGTGTAGTAACAATAAGGTCTGGCATATCGTTATCTACTGTGCAAGCACCATACATCTTAGTCATAGCCTTAACACCATCTGCAATTCCAGATGTTGTTGTACAGAACTTATCAATATCAACGGTTTCAAAGTCATCACTACCATTAACATTTAAAGCTGAACCATCGGAAGCTTTTCCGATTGCCCATACAAAAGAACCAGTATTAGCATTCCAGAAATCATTTTGTCCCGGAGTTCCAGAGTCAATACCACCTACAGCTCTATCATAGCCAACTATAGAATTAGCTACAGCACCTTCAGGTATGTAGTAGGCATCTGTTCCAGTCCAGCTTGATGCATCGTGGATAAGACCGAGCCCATCATCGTGAGCCTTAGCTTGAGCTCCGGAAGATCCACCTCCTTCACCATCATAAACTCCTGTACCGTTAAGTGTGTATAGACCATCACCGACCATGCTTGCATTAAACAAGCCAGTCCCAAAAAGATCCTTCATAGACTTTTCAGCATTCTTAAGTTTTGCTTTAAGAAGTGAAAGTACCTGTGAAGATCCTCTGTTCTTGTAGTTAATGTCACCTTCAATCACGATAGTCTCGTAGGCTGTTGCCCAATCCCACTCTGCCTTTGTGGCAACTTCTACAGTTACTCCATGTGTTCCACCTTCGTAGGTGTTTCCACCACTACCGATCCAACCATGTTGTGTGTTTTGTAGATTCTCGATAGGTGTTATAATTTTAACACCACCGTCCAACTTCTCTGCATTTTTAAGTAGCTTAAATGTAAGAACATTGGAGTTAAATATGTTATCAACCAAAACAGGGATAAACTTGTCCCTAGTCAGAGCCGATAAACTTGTTGTTAATGCCATTTTTAGTTACTCCTAAGTTATTCGTTAAAATATTTAGCAATATCTGGATCGTCTAAAGTTATTTCTTTCCAGTCAGTTGTTTTAATCTTTGGAGATTTAACTTCCTTAGCACCAACCTCTGACTCACTTATGACCTTACCAGTATTCCTTTGTCTATTTTCATCCAGCTTGGATAGGCTCTCCATCTTCTCCGACATGGCATCGTAGCTCCATACTCTAAACCCTGCCTCCATATCACCGATCTCATTGTCAATCATAAAGTCTAAAAACTCATGGACATTTCCTTCGTTGATTAGGTCTGGGTATTTCTGTTCAAGTGATTCAAGGTGGTTGGCTAACCCCTGAGTTTCTTGCTCTATAAACCTTTCTTGGTCTACATCCTCAAGCCTCTCAAGTCTTTGCTCTAACTCACTTGGTATCTCCTGACTAGCTTCTTGCCCTAAGTTCTGATCGACATCGTTTGCATAGTCACTGTTGACCCAAGACTCGATGTTCAAGGATTTGTAGTCCTTATCGTCATCGAAGTAGTCTTTTAAGTGATCTCTGAAAGAGTCGTCTTCCTTTAGTTTGTTGGCTAACTTTCCTAACCTTGCAATCTCCTGTGCTTTCTCTGTGTTGGATTTATTCCAATCACTCTTGTTCTGTGAGTCCTTCTGCCACTCCATAATATCTGACAGATCATAGTCCTTTCCGTCTATTTCTATGACATAGTCCTCTGGATCGAACTCCTGCACATCTGACTGCTCTTCACCTACCGATTCATTTACTTCCGAAGAAGGCTCCTCGACCTGTGGTTCTTGCACCTGAGACTCTGTGGTCCCTGTTGATTCTAATGCAGACAATTCATCTGCTGTTATTTCTACATTGTTATAGTTTTCTTTACTCATTTAGACACTCCTCTGGGTTGGTCTTTGTTTATGTTTTTACTAATTCTGCTGTAGTGATTGGTGGTGCACCAGTGGTTTTAATTTTGTAAGTTTTACCACTGTGTCTAAACTTTGTGCCTGCTGTTTTAGATCCACCTTGTGGTGTTACTAATTTTTGTGCCCACTGGTTTGCTGTAAAGTCACCTATTGCCCAAGTAGCTCTCCCTGCTGAGATAGATGTTTGTGTGTCAACATCTGATACCTTCTTAATATCACCGTACTTCATGTACTCAGAAGATGCTCTACCTGTAATTGATTTTACTGCCTTAGAAAGTCCTTTAGCTGAATACCGTTTCTTATCTGCCGAAGTAGACTTTTTCTTTTTTACCTTTACCTTTCCCATCACTGCCTCCTGCAATCGATTTTAATTTATATTGTTTAGCCATTTCTTGAACTTCCTCATCAGATGAGTTAGATGCAGATATAACACACTCCTTGGTTACACCATCGTATCCGTTCTTCTCACACCAATTCTTCAGTGTTACTATGCCTCTACTGTGGAGCTTCAGCTTGCTCATCCTGCATTCCCATCATTTGTCTTATTCTTAGCTGTGCATCTGTAATCTCTTGTGGATCTTCAGATGTCTGCATTGTTTCCATATCCTGTTGGTACTGCTGTTGCATCTGGTCTTTCTGTTCAAGTATTTCGTTTAGTATATCCTTAGATATATCTTTCTGTACCCATCTCCAGAACTTCTCTGGGTCTAGCAGTCCCATCTGCATAAGATCCATAGCCTGATCCATACGAGATGCCCTTGACTCTGGCATAGAGCTACCGGGTACATATTTAAAGTCCATATCAGGATCTAGGTCTATAGGGTTAACCTTTTTAAACTCATAGCCTGCACCACTCTGTGAAAATGTTCTTACATCTATCTCTCTTGAGAAATTCATAGCAAGCATTCTAAGTGTGTACTTGTAAAGGTCTATAATAGAGTCTGTTCCTATCTCTCTTTCCTTTGCCCTTATAACCTGCTGACTTGCCTCTTGCAGTTGCTGTATTGCCCTTGATGCTGTAACTCCAGATGGGTTACGACCTTGAGTTATATCATGCACACCACTTACTGTGTCTGTCATCTGCATAAGTGTCTGAGCCATAGGTAGGGTTGAGCTTGATATATTACCAGCAGGCAGTCTGTTTACCTGTTCGTGTGGACCATTTGTATAGTATATTTGACCGGGTTTATCACTTGGTCTGTTGCCCACTGTTTTAGCCATTGCCTTGCTCATAACCATTGCTGGGTTACCGTGATAAATGATATTATCAATTCCCTGAGACAGGAGTATTGCAGTTCCTACACATAGACTTTCTATAGGCTCTGGCTCACCCTTGCCCCATATTGTATGAGCATTCTGGTAGTTTTTGAAGGTTACTAGAGGTATGAAATTATAGGGGGATTGTTCTTTTTGGAGGAGCACATTCCCTGCCCAAGTTGCAAGGTATAAAGTATCACCCTCGTAGTACCAAGCCTCCTTGAGTAAGGCTTGACCACCTGCATAGTCTTGACTGCTTGTATCTGATTCTTCCAGTGGACCTTCAGTTCTTACATTGAAATTATCTCTATCTTCCTTTTCTTGTTTGGAGAGCTTGACAAAGGACTTATACTCCGTCAGCCTTCCCTCATCCTTGACATACTTGCCTTTAGTATATTTATCACGAATCTCAGAAAGATAAGTAGGTGTTGCAAAGATGACACACTTTGCATTCGACATATTAGTACATAGAGGATCAAAGAATACTGTGTATGGATCTGGGTTAAGATATTTAATCTCTCCCTTATCATCGTCATATACCATCTTAATAAATCCATTTCCGTATATCAGTCCATCTCTCTTCATCATAGCCACAGCTCTTTGGACTTTTGATTTCTCGAATACAGCCTCTATCGTTTCCTGAGCAGTTTTTGCCTTGTCTACCTGCTCCTCTCTACGAGGCATAACATCAACCTTCGGCTCTCTGTCTGTTACTATGGAGTACATTGTCTCTATTGTTGAATGGACAGTGTTAGCCACTATCCTTGATTTGTATTTAGGAAGGTTAAAGGGTTTTAGAAAGTTACCGTTGTACAGCTCCTCGTTCCTTCTCCATCTTGGAACCTTGTGCTGTTTTGCTTTCTTAGACTCTTCGAACTTCTTCTCTAGTTTCTTAACAGCTAAAGCATCACCCTGATCTGGGTTGTAGTTCTCTGGTGAAATATCTGGATAATCTTTTCTAGCCATTATTCTCCTCCGGGACCACCATAGGATCCACTCTCACCTTCACCACCTTTGTATGGATAAGGCTCAATTTGTATTCCCTTTTTCTTTCTATGCACCCTGCCTGTTTGCTTTTTCTTCTTTTTCTTTAGCTTAATCTTAGCCTTGTTTGCCTTCTTAATTCCTTCCTTTGTGTAGGGATATTTCTTTCCATCAACTGTCGGCATAGTTATTCAGAACCTCCTTCATCAGCTTGGTCTCCGTACTCCCACTGCTTACCATATTTGTAAGGGTAAGGTTCAACCCTTCTAGCTTGTTTAATATAGTTAGATTTAATTGTAAACTTCTTTTTTTTCTTTTTCTTTTTAAGTTTTATAGACATATCACTCCTAAAGGTTGTACCCACTGTCCTCAGATACTAGGTCAGGGTTGGCTTGGTTGCCATCTTCTTCATTTTTTGATAGAACAAACTTTGCTTTCTTCTTAGCACCATTCACCTTCTTAAGAAATAGCTCTGCCTCTTTATCTCCTTCAGGTGTATCTGGGAATTTCTTTTTAATTATTATTATCATGTTATTCGTTAAAGCTCCAGTTCCAATCGTTATTATCTAGTGGTAGTTGTTTTAATCTTTCTATATCTCTATCTATCTTGGTTAACTTCTTCTTAGGTACTACTGGTGCTATAACACTTGATAGTGCATACCTAAGTGCATCGAGTATGTGATCCTCTCCAGTTGTGTCTACATCTTCAGGGTTCTTTTCATCCCTTATCTGCATCGGTATTGTCCTTAGTAGGTTAGGACAGCTCCCTTGCACTATAAAGAAATTTGGTGCTTTCTTTGGGGTAAAGTGCATAAGCTGTGCTAGGTTTCTCCATCCGTTAACTCTGTTGTTGTTAGCTGGTTGAAGGTTTGGAACAAGTGGTCTTGAAGGATCCCCTATCAGTCCGTTTGCCACACTCGTTGGTGAGTACATTGGATTCTCTGGTTTATTCCAAGACATTGGATTCCTCTGCCACATACTAGGATCTCCCATGCTCATCACTATAGACTCTTCCCTTGACAACTCTGAGATTTGTTCACCCCACTGTGCAGGATGTTTCTCAGTCCCATACAACTCCCTGTAGCAGAACACTCTATTGTTAGGTGTTACCTCTATCCAGACACAGGCAAAGGGATTAGCAAACCCCCAGTCAATGCCTATATATTTAGAGTTATATGATCTTCCGTAGCCTAGTCTTTTTGCATTGTCCTCACTTATATGGTGTATCCTTGGGTGGAACTCAGCAAAGTACTGACCTGCAAAGACATTCCAATCTCCATTTCTCCATGCTGACCTTAAAGGTTCAGGAAGACTGTCTAAGAATCTCACATAGTCAGGATCACTCTTAACTAGGGTAGGGTTGTCATCTACTGTAGCTGGTATAAACATTCTAAGTCTCTTGCTTACTGGGTCTGGGAAGGACTTGTTCACTGGCTTTAGTCCTATCTGCCACCTTTGTTTAACCCAGTTATGTCCCTTGCCTCCGGGATTGGCAGTAGCAAAGATCTGAGGTGTTAGCCCCTCTACTGTTGATCTACAACTCGATATTAATTTCAAATAGCTTTCCTCAGTTGGTATCTGAGTCAGTTCTTCTATTACAATTCTGTGGTACTCGTGCCCTTGGTACTTCGTGTATGCTTGGTCGTCTTTGAGGTGACCTGTTCTGATGATTGCTCCACTTGGGAACTTGATGGTTGCAGGCTTTCCAGAAATCGTTGCATTGGTGTAGAGCTTTCCTGCCCTGTCGATCCAGTCTGCCAGATCTTCACTGTTCTTACGGATGACCAAGCCTCTGAAATCAGGGTTGTTACTTTCTTTAAGTAGCCATACAATCCCTGCATCTGTCTTACCACCACCTCTACTGCCTCCGTATAGTATCTCTGAAACATCATCTACTTGGAGTGCAAGTGTCTGTTGACCTTCGTGTGGTTTCCATAGAGCATCCATCCACTACTACATTCCCTTCATATAAGGTAAGATCTTTTTAAACTTTTCTTTTCTCTTCTTATCATCTGCTGTTTGTACAGAGTACTTCTTACCCTCCCATTCAAATGTGTCTCCACCTTTGCCTTTCTTCCATAGACCTCTTGCTTTTGCAAATGCATCTCTAAAAGACTGAGCAGTCTTGGTGTCTTTACCATATTTCTCGTAGTCACCACCCTTAGTCTTCTCAACTACTGGTGTGTACTTAGTCTGTACAGTCTGCCTTCCTGTGGCATCCTTCCCTCTAATTACTTCTTTCTTAGCAAACTTATCAATATCCTTTCCCTGTTTTATTACCTTTGCAGATGGACTCTGTTTCTCTCTTAGCTTTTTAAGGTATTTATTTGAATCTGTTTTAATCTTTTTAACAGGCTTAACAGGTCCACCACTACCCATTACTATTTTCTTTAGTTTATCCCACATACTTGCCATACTTATCTCCTCTTATGATTGCTCACTGTTTTGTTGTTTAGGTAAAAATACAAATCCTGAACTATCATCACTCTGTATCTTCATCTCTGAGGATTTAAGTGCAGGTACTATTCTTTCTACTACTAGCTTGGTGCAAGCCATTGCATCAGGGTGTTGGTCTTTGGTTCCCAGTGTTGATGCTATGCCTATTAGTTTACTGATTACATCCTCACACTTGGGATCGTTTCTAAAAGAGTCTACAATGGTGGATCCCTTCTTTGGTCTTCCACCGGGATTACCACTCTGACCCTTCTTAAATGTACCGTTAGATGATCTTGTTGTGCTCACCTGTTATTCTCCTGTTTTGAGGTTGCTCTTGTTATAAGCATTCTTTATGGCTCTCTTGATCTTTCTGGTCGGTGTACCATTGATCTTCATGCCCTCTTCTAGTCCAGACTTGTAGCCTATGTCATAAGCCTCACCACAGGCACCGTTTATAATGTCGTTGAACACTGTAGTGTCTTTGAGTAGTTTGATTGCCATTCTATGTACTATTGAGGGTTTAGTTCCTTTGGTCATCATCGTCTCCTTTGAGTACACCAAAGCTGGTTGGGTCATCGAATGATAGGTTCATGTTGTCTTCTGCCTCTTCCCAGTTATATGGTATAGATTCGTCTGGGTTAACTTCTTTATCACTGGTAACCACTGGAGGTTCTGTAATTCTTATGATTGCTTTCTCATAAGTATGTGCACCATATTTAAAAGATAAAAAGGTGATGCCAGCACCACTCGTTAAACCTAGTATAAAATATAATACACCTTCCATTGCTCATAATTTCGGCATTTTATAGTATATAGGTAACCTTATATTTTAATAAGGTTCAGAGGGTTAACTTTACAAGAAGGCAAGAAGGCAATGCACACTCTTTATTTAAGTTTTCTTTATTATTTTCTTTAGCTCCTCGTGAACCGTTTAACTGAGTTAGTCGGTGTGTTTCACTCATTGGTTTGGTGCTATTAACTGAGTTAGTAGGTAGGGGTTTTGGTAGGGGGAGAATTAGGGAGGGGGTCGATTAGGGGGTCATCGAGGAGTAACCACAATAAACACAACATATAGGACTAGGGGTCTTTAAGTTTAATAGCACCTAACTATTAAATATTATTAAATATTATTTTCCCTCGACAAGTAAGTTTTTTCTTGGATTTAATTATTTATTCATAATATATTCTGTAGTAATTACTACAATCAAACAAGGAGACAAGTAATGATTAAGACTAGAAACCCTAAGAGCTTTAAAGATATTAAGTTTACACCTCACCCTAGTGCATCTAATGGTGTAATTGCTAAGATAGAGTTAGACAACGGACACTGGGTGTCTTTAGTAGGTGCACCCTTTGGTGGTAACAACAAAACAGTGAGCAATTATGGTGGTCTATATGGGGATGGGATTAACACATTTGAGATGCTATCCTCAAGCACAGAGAAAACTGTAGCAGGTGTTAAAGGTTGGCAGACAGAGGCTCAGGTAATGAACCACATAAGATACCTAGCCAAGCTACCCAACAGAGAGTTCTCTAGGAACGAACTGCTTGAAGAAAAGCTAGTAGCAGAGCACGAAGAAGAGCTGATGGCTGAGTACAAAGAGCTCTAAAGATATAAGCATTTCTCAATTAAGGATCTCGATATGTTGAACTCTGCTTTGACTATCGAGATTCTTTCGTTATAGGTCTTATCTGCATGCTCTAAACCATTCCAATATGCTCGTATCTCTGCATCTCTTATAACTGTGTCTACCTGATCGTTTAAACGACCCCATTCTAAGTATTTTGATTTCATTGCTTTGACCTCTCAAGTAAATCTTTAAACTCTACCATCCTTTCATACAGCTCTTCAAGGTCTATAATGGTAAACCTTCTGGGTGCCTTAAACTGTTTCCTAAGCTCAGTAAACCTATCCTCACCAAACTTATCTTGGTACCACTTGTAGTAGTCGTAGTTATCGTAGCTGTGTTGAAAGTTGTGTGACCAACACTGTGCAAAGCAGTTGTTTAGATCCCACCTTGTAGAGTATGACCTTCTACTGAATATATGTCCACAAGTTAAATTCTCTGGGGTTCCACACTGTACACAGTATTCATCTCTAGTCCTTACTATCTGGCTTACTATCGTGTCCAGTTTCTTTACCAGTGTCTTCCTCTTGCTTGCTAACTTCTTCCTTCTGCTTGCCCTTTTTGCCGAAGATTTGTTTGAGCCTTTCCGAGATTTCTTCATTGTACCACCCTCTTATTCTGTTCTTGTCTCCCTTTCCCTGTGACCTGTACTTCTCCCAACCAGTTACATTTTGGTTATCAGTAGGACTGCAATCTTTTTTCTTCTGTCTTTCAGCCTCATCTAGTTTATATTGGTTAACATCGTCTTTATGTTTCATAAGGTGACTCTATCTCATCTATTGTTTGTTCTTTGTTTAGTTCGTGCTCGTTCTTGTAAAAATCTAAGTCTGCTTTCATTATATCTCTTGATATTGATTGCAGGAATATGATAAAAATTAAAACTGCAATAACTGTAAATAATAAGAATGTCATTGTTGTCTCCTAGTTTATACCGTGCTTGTTTAAGTGGTTAACAAACTCTTCCTTTGTCTCACCCTCAATCTCTTCCTCATTGAAATGCATCTCTACTACCTCTGCATGCTCATCTACATATGGAGAAACGACCTCATCCCAAAAGTGCATAGCCTCTTGGATTGTCTCAAAAAATACCATCTCCTCATTCGGAAGTGTTACTAAGTAGATCTTCATATTTCTTAGTCAGCCTTTCCTTTTGCTTTTCATACTCTTTAGTTACCTCTGGGAGCCTGTCTCCCTGTTTAAATATTTCAATAATACTATCAGCAGATTTAAACATCTCTTTATAATAGTCAAGGGATGTCTCCAGACTCTTGTTGTGAATCTGGAGCTCCTTGTTTATCTTCTTATATACTTCAATAAGGTAGGTCATCATCTCCTACCGGGTCACTGTTTTGATTGACTAGATCCTGCAACTTATCTTGCACATTGGGATCTCCATCCTTACCGTTTGGAATAAACACAGTATCAAAGTACTTAGCCTCTCCATTAACCTCTCTCTTTTCACTGGGTGATCCTACAAAGAGACCGTTCATTCCATCAATAACCTTCATGCCTCTGATCTTCAGTCCTTCGTTTGTTACCAGTGTAAACACTGCCTTAAGTGTGCCTTTATTGATCGGTTTATAGTTTTCGATTTTCATTTCAATCCACTCCTTAGCTTTAATTTACGGATAGATCTGCCAGTTTGTAGCTCATGCAGTCTCTCCCTTGTTAGGTCAATCATTCGTTGAGTGACCACTGTATTGTACTCAGTTCTATTTCCCACACCTACTGACTCGTATCTATTTAAAAAGTCTCTGTAGTAATCTAAAATCATTCTGTGTGTTATATACTTATCCCTCTTTGTTATCGTCATCCTTGCTCTCCTTCATAATTTTAACCATGTGCTTATAATATGCATCTCCGTAGTCTCTTTCAAAGTATCTGCCGAACCTTGACATACAACACTTCTTCCACTTCTTTCCACTTTCACAGGGACATGGTTCGTTTCTTTTTATTTTATACATTTACATTTATTTATTTTTTACTCCAGTATAATCTGTAGCTTTTACTTTTTCAACCTCAAATAAAAATCTCCACATCTTATCAAACTTTACCGTATTTAGCAATGTAACCTTTCTCCAATGACAAAGACCCCATGTGCATATTCTTTCTATAACTTGCATTTTACTTGGATTGTAAACACCGTAATAAGAGGATAGATGTGTTTTAGTTATTCCATTTAATATATTAACATAAGGTTTTGGCATTGTTATAATTAAAAACCCCTTGTCTATAAGTAAAAAAATATCTGGAAAAAATCTATTAGGAAAGCCATAGGGATCAAGATCTATTATGTTGTATTTTTTTCTTTTATAAATAAGTTTATGAAAAACTTTATAACTATCACCAGTTTTTAAATGGGTTTTATCGTAAGCCTCTACCTTTCCAATGTTATCATATATCTTTGTTAAATTCCCTCTTCCTGCAAAAAGTTCTAAAATTTTAACTTTATCTTTTTCAGGTAAACTTTTATTCCCTACCAAGTAACTATTTATTTGATTTATTTTATAATCTGGGTGATGTGTTTCTATTGAATTAGCTTTTTGTTTACTTCTCGTAATATCATGCCTTAAAGCTCTATAGCTTTTGTTTTTTATTTTATTTCCAAATAAATCAATATTCATGTTATACATTCATCTTATTAAGATTTAACTCCTTTCTAGTAAACTTCTTAGGCTTGGGGTTAACTTCCTTGACCTCAGCCGACTCTGTAATATAAGCATCCATAAGAGAAATATAAACACAAATGTCTTCCAACCTTCCGTGAACAGATTCTCTCTGACTCTTGTGCCCCTGTATGTAGGAACCAACCCCTCTTATATGTTTAAGTAGAAATGTATACATAACCTCTAAAGGGGTGTTGCCTATGGTATCTGCCTCCCATATAAAATCTGCAAACACCTCATCCTCTTGCTGTGCATATTCCTTCTGACCACTGTCTCTGGTAGTTTTAACTCTATCCATAAACCTAGTAAAGTGTCTATCAAACTCATCTTTTGTCATTCTATCTCCTTAATTTTAAAGTAGGCAGTGGAGTTTTTATACTGCCTCAACCGAGACCTAGTGCAACTTCCAGCCACTCAATTCTAATCCCTTGCAAAAAGCACTTAATAAAGTGCTAATTGTTTATGTTGTTCATCATTACACACGAAGCTCCTAGCTGTAATGTGCTGATGTGCTGTTTGTTGCCTACTTTATTATATAGTATTCATTACCATCGTTCTCATATGCACCTTCTTCATATAAGCCAAGCTCTACTTTTTCTATAATTTTATTTAAATTGATAATAGTTTCTTTTTTTTTAGGGCAGTCATATGCAAATATGTAGAAGGGTATTTCAAATTTATTCCAAATCTTATAAGCCTCGTAATCTTGTTTTTTAAGTTTAAGTTGATTAGCATATCCTTTGGACTCTATAAAGCTAGTTCCTTTTTTATTGTGCAGTATATAGTCTGGCATTCTTTTTAAAGGGTCAGGAAGATTATAAAATAAATTCCGTATAAGTTTATCTGTTTCAAGCTCTTCTCCCCATCCAAACCTATGTAAGTATCCTTTGTCTTTAAAGTGTTCTTCACAAGCCATTTCTGTAACTTGATTTTCTTGGCTAACTCTTTCATAAAAATTATCTCTATGTGTTGCCATTCTTGTCTCCAAATATATTATCGTACCATAGATACTGCTTTGCTGTTTTTTTCTGGTGACAGTTAGCACACAGCACCATACACTTGCACATCTCTCTAAGGATAGACCTGTGTCCGTATCTGTTCTTCATCTCTGAGATGTTCCGTCTTTTCTTTTTAGGATCTTGGTGATCGAACTGGAGAACCCTCGGATCCGACTCACCACAAAGTTCACAGGGGTTAGATAGCTTAATCTCATAAATAAAAACCGAATTGTTTTTACTAACTTTTTTATAGTACTCTTTATTTTTTTGAATAAGGTATTGTCGATTTTTTTGATAGTATTTTTGGTTATAACTATTAGCACACTGCTTACACTTACCCAGTCTGATCCCTTTCTCTTTGAATCTCCAGTGAAATTCTTTTTCATCCTTGTCTCCGTTGCAAGTATTGCATATCAATTAGGTTGGTAGTTTTCTTTTGGTTCCGTTCTCTCTCTTGGCACATGGTGTGCATATAAAGTCCCACAGCAGTCTTCCATCTATTGCTGAGTACCACATATAATATTGATGGGTTCTCTTATACATCTTGCCACAGCACTGACAGTTAGAACTAGGATTTATCTTTTTGTTCGGCTTTATCAAGTTTTTCGTAAAGTGATAGCCTAGCATTGAGTTCTGATACATGTGCATTTCTTAGCTCCCCTTGTCTTTTTTCATATTCTAAGTCATCATACATAAGTATTAATCTCTCTATTAACTCTTCCCTGTTAAAGGACTTAAGGCTTTCAGCAAACTCCTTCTTAGGGTCTCTTTCAATCGGACTTTTAAAATCCATTTAATACCTTCCTTTTTGGTTGAGGTTCAGGTTTAGATCCACAGCAAGGCATCTCTGCAATGTCCTTCTTCATATCCCACTCTTTAAAGAATGATGCACCTTCCTTTGGATGTTTATGACAGTATCCTTTATAGTGCCCAGTTCCTTCAGCTATATTAAATCTTTTAAGGTCTGTCTTTGGCTTTGGTGTAAACTTCTTGCCTGTGTTTTGCCAAGTTGAAATTCTTCTACCTATATCAAAGTACCTTTGTTCTTGTCTTCTTATCTTAGTTCCAGTAGAATTAGGTTCAGTCCAGTAGCTAATAAAGTTTTCTTTATCAGGGAAGTCTATGTATTTAGAATTGATGTATTGGTTAACATCTGAAATAAATTTATCAGAAACTTCCTGTATTGTTTTCTTTATTACATCTGTTCTTTTAGTGGACTTAACCATTTGTTCCATAGGGGGTTTACCATTTGTTCCACCCCTAACATTGATGTATCTACGGTTCCTTTTATCGAACTCAAATTCAATGTATCCCTTCTTAGCTAGTATGTTTAAGCTGGTAGACACATATCTTTTTGATACATCAAACAGTTCAGCAAAGTATTCGTTGGATGCATAGCAACCAGTGTCAGATTGCAGGTTGTGGATCTTAGCTAGAATCAACCTTTGAATTAATGATATACCCCCATCCCTAGCTATATAGCCGGGAATGAGAATATAATCATTTTTAATCGTACTCAAAGTACAATCTCAAGGAGAAAAAACCAAACAAACAGACAGAATCCTAGCAATGTAAACATTGTTAAGATGTGAATTATCATTGATAACACATCCAAGAACTGACCACTAGCCAGACCTTGAATGATAGACTTAAATATTTTCATACATATCTCCTAATTTGAATTTAGATTGAAGGTTAGGTTTGAGCTTAGGCTTACCCTTGCTGTCACTATGATCGTAGAAATAGTTGAACATATAAAGAGCACACTTAACAGCAGTCATATCAAACTGGTACTCTTTAAGGTACTTAGTCCTAGAGCTTGGCTCTGCCCCTTGGTACCTCTTCTTTAAATGTACAACTCCTATTCTATCAATAGGTCTATCGTGTGTTGCATCGTATAGAGCTTTGTACATTGATAGCTGAATAGGAAACCTCTTGTCATCTAGGGTTAACGATGTCTTCCAATCAATTAACCATAGCTCTGAGTCTATTATCATAGTAGCATCGTACCTGCCAGCAAAGGGATATTTTAATGCACCTTGGTACATATCAGTACAAAATAATATCTCCTCATAGTTTTGAATCTTAGGCTTGTAGGCATCCATAAATTTCATAAAGCAGATCAACCCTCTTTGCACTTCTGGGTCGTTCTCTATGTCTATGGATCTTCCTTCTATTAACCTCTCTACATTGTCGTGAACAGCAGTTCCTACCCTAAGAGCCTCTGACTTTTCTCTCTTGAAAGAGTCTAAAGCTCCAGATCGTATAGCTTGTTTAAGCATATGATCCCATAGATAGCTGTTGACTGGACATCCGTACTTAGCAACAGTAGATACTGATGGGACATAAATCCCATCAACATCGTACCATCGACCAAGAGAGGCATTGTCTACCTGCCTGCACATCTTAAGATCCACTATATACCACCTAAAACACCGTTCTCAATAGCCTGAGTGTTGTGGTGTTTAATTAGTATGTTTAGGTTTTTAACATGAGCTTTCTGGGTATCACTGAGTTCAGACCTTCCACTCCAATACTGAATATCCTTTCTCATCTCATCAATATTTTTATACCCACTCTTGTATGTATGATTTTCCTTGCTCCTGAATCCTACTTCAATCTTAGCCTTTAGGACTGTATCAATAGTAGGAAGAGATCCCTCTTTATCCTCGTTTTGTTTGGAGACAAGGTTTGAGGTAGGTTTTTGAGAGACCCCTTCCTTCTTATCTCCAAATTTTGCATTCATCTCACGAATGTATTTATTGTTATCAAACCTTCCCATAAATACATCTGCATTAAAGCCTAGCCTTGACAAGGCTTTTGTAAGTGCATCCGTTTGGACACTCTTCATAAAGTCTTCTCTTATTTTAATATCAGATGAGATTGGGAACTGGTTAATCTCCTCACCATCTAGGTAGTAGAAGTCAGCAGTGTATATACAGGTACCTGTTAAAGAGGTAACATCGTAGTTCTCTGACTTTAATCCCCAGTTACCACCGAATGGACCCCATATCTCAGTAGCTTTAAGTATCTGAGACTGTGCATCTATTGTGGTTAGCTTGGCTCCGTAGGTTAACTTCTTGGTGTACTTAGGATCGGTTTCACATACCTTGTTCCATAGTACCATATTCTTTTTGTGTGTCATAACTTGTCTCCATTTAAATTAAAACGACCCTAAAATCTAAGGATTTTTTAGTTATGGCACAAGTACTTTATAGCTTTTTTATAATAGCCTCTTTAACAACATCCTCGACAGAGCTGTACAATGCATCAATTATTTTTGCCTCTGTCTCCTCTCCTATAAAAGGCACATCTACATTGTCGTTGATAGCTTTACAAACCTTTGCCTTAAGCTCTTCGTCAAAGATTGTGTCTACTATGGATTGTTTATTTTCAGATAGGATCTTTTCTATTAGGTTCATTTTTTCTTCTCCAGTTTCTTTAATCGTTTATGTATATCTTCTAGCTGTTCTTCTTTAAATACTGGTGGATGGCTCCATCCCTTTAAGGTCTCTAGGTCTTGACCCAATAGTATAACCTCTTTCTTTAAGGCTCGTACCTGTTTGTCTAGCTCGTTATCCTCTCGTACATACTTAATAACATCTGAGAGTTTGTTAAGGATCATAGGCATAACTAATTTTAAAACATAGGCTGGGATCATTTTAATAGCTCCTTTATCTTTATGGTTAGGGTTACAATACCTACAGCAAGTCCTACAAGCATACCTAGAAAGCTGATTAAGGGGTTAACCAGTTCAAGCCAGTGCAAAAGACTGCCTCCTATTGAAGATGATATTCCTACATGTGGATTGTTACCTAAATATTCTAAAGTATCCTTCATTTTTTATCCTTATCTTTTAATCCGTTGCCAGTTAACTTTGTTAATATATCTTCTATCCCATTTACAAACCCTTTCAACTCTTTTATATCTAGCTGTGCTTTTTTTATTTGAGATATTAATGTTATAATAATTCCTTCTAATCTTTTAAATTTTTCATCCATATCTTTGACTAGGTCTTTTTGTATCCAGTGTTGTTGCTTCCAGATAAAATACCCAAAAAATGCTAACCCTGTGACAGGTAGACCGAACTGCTCTAAAAATTGAACTGGATCCACTATTTATTTGCTTTTAAATAATGTTCAGGTGTTCCCTTTCCAAGTGGGGTATTATAATGTTTTTTCCAGTAACTAGCTCTATCCTCCATAGTCTCTGGTATAGATCCCGGCTTTCTTCGATAGCATATTCTAGCAAAGAAAACTTGAAGTGCTATGTTGGAGGTGACAGAAAACTCCATATCCTCTTCGTTAAACCCAAGGGACTTTGCAAATTCAATAAGAGGCTTTCTAAATACAATGTAGTTATCCCAACAGTCTTTAATAACCCACCCCTCTATCTGAAAGAAACCTACTGCTGGACCACCACCCATTTGTTCAAGGTGTCTGTATCCAGTCTCTGCATTTCCTGTTTCAAATATAAGATCCTCTGCATTGTCACTGTACTTTATACCTGAGTCTGAGAGCTTTTCAAGTACCTTTCTAATTATCTTTCTTATAGTTTCTTTCATGGTCACCTCTTATTTTTTATATCTTCCCTTGATTTCTTTTGCTTTTTTTCGTTTCCATTCTGGTACATTTTTAGTATTTGGTGGTGGGGAGTGTAGTGCTTTCTTCTCAAGCCACTCCAAGAATATCTTTTGATCTGATAGAGTCAGGGATCCGTCTTCCTTAAACTTATCCCATAACCTTCTATACTCTTGATTGATTGTAGACTTTTGACCTTTGCCATGTGTGTAGTATATATAGTTTCCAACAACAGGTATCCTAAGTGGAAGGCTTGACTTTTCTAATATATAGCCATCAAACCAATCTTTTATATTCGTAAAATCTTCAAATATCTCTGATGCTATACTTCCTGATGGGGGCATAAAGAACTTAGACACTGCCTGCTCCACCCCATATGTTTGTGCTACCCATATCTGATACCTAGACATACCTAGAAGCCTAAGTAGGTTTTCATAAAATATATCATCAAAGTGAATAGGCTTTCCTCTTAACCAGTCCTTTATAGCATCGGCAGTTCCGTTGCAAACAACAAAGGCAGTGGATATTGTAGCCAACCTACCAAATGCCCTTGCTTTGTTACCTGCCTTAAGATCATCCCAAAA